CCCGCGATCTCGAACCGGTACTCCCGCTCCGTCCCCGGCGTGCGCCATAGCGCTTTCCATGATGCGCTGGTCGTTTGAGCCATCGTTATACCTCATATCTCGTGTAGGTTGAATGAGATCCCGCCCCACATCAGAGCGTCGCCGTCAGTGACCTGACGCAGCCCGCCAGGGAATTGAGAGCAGTAGAACTGGCGGGATTGGTCCCCGTGCAGGTCGTGGTATCTCACTTCGAATTGCTTCGCGTGGAGGTCCGTATCGAGCTGAGCGGCCATCTCCTCCGGCATGGGCAGCATCGAGAAGGAAAGGTTCCTCTTCTCTGTGATCTTGTCCCTGCGCATCTTCCCGCTCTTGACTCGGACCGTTTTCGAGCTGTCGATGTCGTCCCGGCTCCAGTTATAGCCGTCGTCCGCGACCCATCGCGTGTAGTCGTGCCCATTGATGACCAATATCTTCATGTCACACCTCAGATCAGAAGGAGTTGTTTCCCGGCGGCTGTATTGACGCTGTTGATTGCCTTGATCGTAGTTCTGCCCAGCACAGTTTCGCCTACCATAATGACCTTACCTTCTTTTACAGCGTTCAATATGGCCTGGAGTAGCTGGACCATTTCCGCATTCCCGCCGCCAGATTCCTCCCGGACGATCTTGCGGACCAAATCTTCTGGGGCTTCCAGGTTCGTCCCGCTCCGCTGGTCCCCCAAGACCGCTAAGAATTCGCGATTGGGCGGGATGACCGCGCCCTGGGCCAAGCGCGGGATCTTCGCTTCCGGGAGAGAGGGGATGTTATAAGCGGAGATCTCAGGGATGAGACGGCCTGCCCTGCGAGGGCCGCTGTCGTAGTTTCCGGCGGAAGATGTCGCTTTCACATTGACGGATGCCGTCCTGTTCCCGAATAGGTTGTCCCATACTCCATTGAACCAGCGCGTCAGGCCGTCCCATGCGCCTTTCAACCCATCAAGAAACCAGTCGATGATATCTTTTCCAACACCCTTCCAGTATTCTATCGTTAAAAACTTTTTTGGGCCGTCTCCTGAATTCCACCAGTTTTTTATACCTTGCCACATCTCTTTTAATTTGTTTTTCATTGCATCAGAATCGAGCACTTTTGCGGCGACAAGCCCGACTACACCAGCCGCAATCAACCCAAAGGCTGTAGGCCACATTGGAGGAATAAGCAAAAGAATCAACCCAAGCACAAGCAGGAAACTGCTGGCTATTTTGAGCGTATTTTTTAGAACCGTCTCAATTTTTTCTTGTACGCTCATCCCTCCATCGTCTTTTACTTTCGAATACTCAAATATGGCTATCCCTGTAATCAGAAGTGCAAGACCAACCAAAAATTGTCCGGGAACAAGAAGGAGAATCAATCCGACGATCGCAATCATTGGAGATACAGCCTTCAGTGTTTTCTCCAAAACGGTTTTGATTTTATCCTTCATGGTCATTCCTTCATCATCTCGAACTTCTGAATATTCGAGAACGGCTATTCCGGCAATTAGAACCCCTAAGCCAGTTAAAAAGTGCCCTGTTACGATTAACAAAATGCCAACGACTGCGAGAAATGCGCCAATAACACCTAATGCGTCAGAAAGTTTTGAGCGAATGTTTTCTATGAAATCACCCGCTTCTCCCGCCGCTTCTCCTGCTGTAAACAGTGCAATTCCTGCAATGATAAGCCCAATACCAAGGAGCAAGTGCCCTGTTACAGCAAGTATCACGCCGATTATGGCGATCATTGGACCAATGATTTGCAGAAGTGACGCCAACGCGTTTCTTAGCTCTTCTCCAGTACTTCCCCAATTCAGGGTCGCAGCGCTCCATGCCATAGCTGCCCCAAGGACCATAAGCCCGATTCCAAGGGGGATGTTCGCGCTAGTAAAGCAAAGGATCGCGCCGATAACGAGAAGCGCGCCACCAAGTATGATGAATATCCTTTGGACCGCTTCATTTATCTTCCCGTCGATCTCCCCCCAGTTTTCCGCGATCTCCTGCGCGAGTATAGCCGCGCCAAGGACCATGAGGCCCAACCCAAGGGGGATGTTCGCGCCGGAAAACAGGAGGATAGCGCCGATGACCAAAAGCGCCCCGCTTAGATAAACCATGAGCTCATCGATCATATCCTTGTACTTGCCTGTCGAAAATCCAAAATCCGGCGCGATCTCAGAGCCAGCAGCTCCCCCGCCGCCCGCGCCATTTGCATTTTCCGTGCTGATGGTATTGATCTCGTCGAATCCGGCCAGGGAGCCCGCCGCCTCGTCTGCCGCTCCACCTACGGCGTCGATGGCGTTGGCCTCTTCGTATAGAGACTTCGCCCCGTCCTTGGACTGCTTGAGCGTTTTTCCGAACAGCATGGAGACAAACCGCGCAACGGCTGTTATGATCCTTGTCAAGATGTTCACCAGCAGCGTGAACGCCGGTATGATGACTTCGACCAGTGGCTGCACCAGCGTCAGCAACGCTCCTTTCAATTGTGCGATCGCCTGTCGTGCGCCGTCGTTGGTCTTGATGTATTTCATCATGACCTGCTGGACCGCGCTCAGACCTCTGGAGATCACGTTGAAGATGAACGCGCTCTTTACCAATTCCATGATACGCCCGCCAAGGCGGCTCATGGATTTTTCGGCAGCGTTGGAAGCCTTGGAAAAACCACCCTGCTTTTTGACCGCCTCGTCAATCTCTTGGATGAGGATGCCCGCCTCGGTCTCTTGCTGGCCCAGCTTTTGGGTCGCGCTCTCAATACTTTTGTTGTAACGGTCAACTTCCTTCTTCGCCGATTCCCATTCCGACTGAATGTCCTTGACTTTTTCTTCTTGCACTTCGATTTCTTTATTGGTCACTATATTTTCTGGGATGCCAAGAGAAAGCTGAGCCGCTTTTTCATTGAGGATATTGAGGGCCGCAGATGTATTTTTGATACCTCTGTCGTACTCTTCCAGGCGGGCTTGCATCGCGTTGATCGCTGGTTTCCCAGTTTCCAGAAATGCTTTCGTTTCCTCTAGCTGCGTCCGATAGCTATCATCGTCTCTGGGAGAATCCTCCAAAAGCTTTAGCTCTTTTTTTGCGGACACGATCGCCTCTTCTGTTTTTTTGAGCTGTTCCTCTGTTCGCAAGCGAGCGCTTTGTTGTTCCGCCAGCTTGCTTTCTAACTGGGAGATCTCTCTATTCACTGGGACAAGTTCGCGATCTATTTCGACGTACTTTTCCCAGGTCTGCTTCATTTCCTCCAGCTTCTTCTTTTCCGCATCCAACGGGATGCTTTCAAGTTTTTCCTGCGCTTCGTCCCGCGCCGCTATCGCGTCGGAAAGCTCTTTCTCTGTTTTTTTGATGTCTAACCGCAGTTTCGCCAGTCGCTTTTCCGCTTGACCGACATCCATATCGATATCGATAACGACGCTACCGTCAGCCGTGGAACTGACTGCCATGTGATCACCTTCTTTCAAAATGCGGGGTGGTGTGGTAAGATGCGAGGGGAAGGGGGTGAAAAAGTGAAGTTAGATTTCAGTAAAATGAACGCTGCAATCAAACGTGAGGCGCAAAAAGCCGTCGAAAAGAAAATGTATGAAGTTTCCTGCAAAAACTGTCATGCAAAAGTTCTTGTTCCTACTGGGAAAAGCGCATGCCCACATTGCGGAAAAGAAATCGATCTAATCCCCAACATCCACTGAAAGCGTGATCGACCTCTTTGCGGCCAGCTCATCGACGATTGAGCTGGCCCTTTCTAAAAGCTCGTTCAGCCGTTCCGCTTTTCTGGTCACTTCGTCCATTTCGCTCATGTCGATATCCACGTGCAAGGTCACTTTGTTTTCATCCATAGTTCAAACTCCTTTCGCAGCGGCAGGTAGGCCGCTGCCCTTCTTCAGACTACGCCGAGATCTTTTGGGCAGGAGGCAGATACGCGAACCGCATGACTTGCTCTCCGTTCGACTTGCAGATCTTGTAGATCTCCTTATAGTGGGTGCCCTTCCGCATCTCCTCGTCCACGGTATGGAGGATCATATCCTCCAAAAAGGCGATCACGGATATCGTCTTGAACGGAGCTGTCTCTCGCTCGCCGCTCTCGATCCCGACAAGACCATTGACCAGCTTGGAGTAAATGGTGTAGACCTGCTTTCGCATGTTCCGGCTTCCCTGGGCTTCGGCATACTCCACCAGGTTAGCCAGAGTATCGGTCTCTGCCCGGCGGATGAGCTTCCCTTGTTTTCGGGTGATCAGCCATTCAGACGATCTGCGTTCCTGGATGAACGCCTCCATTTGATTGAACGCGTTGATGTATTTCAGCTTCCATTCCAGGGCTTCTTTTCCGGTAAAGCCCATCACCAAGAGAGAAAAGCCGTCGCGCGTGCAAAGATATTCCGGGTATGTCTGCCCGTTCTGGTCCTCCTTATACCACGACTTGATAAAGTAGTCTGCGGGGGTCTGCTTATTTTCAAGCAGACCCTTTGTAATTGCAGAAATGGAGGAAAGCAAGTTATTGTGACGCTTATTGAACCGCTCCGCAATCACTCTGCTGCTGACAACGGCCATATCATCATGAGATCTTCGAGGCACGCCTGGATACTTTATTTCAGCCTTTCCATAAATTCGTCGATCTCAGCCTGCTCTTCTGGCGTATACCCGCTGGACAAAGCGAATCTCTTTTTCATTCGAAGGAATTCAGCTCTTTTTTTCTTGTCTATTTCGGAAAGGTCTGCGCTGCGGATCTCAATGACGCCGGAAAAAGCCGTATCTTTGAGCTCGCCGAGCATAGAGATGAACTCGAACCAATGGAGTTTCTCCTTCGTGATATCGATGTGGAACACCTTTCGGAAACCAGACGCGATCCGGCCTGCATCCTGCTCAAAAGAATACAAGGGCGGCTCATTACTTGCTTCATCTGCTGGAGATGGGTCGCCGCATGACAGGAACCATGACAACCCGTCGAGGGCGGTTTGAAGGTCGGGCGGGATGCCATTCCCGTATAGCAGATCGAGCGCCGTCCAGGTCTTTTCACTGTCAGACAGCTCTGGATCGGAGACGCAAAGTTGTATCTGGACCCCTATCCGGTAGTCCGTTCGAATGAGCCAACCCTCATAATCTTCGGGCAGTCGATCCAGCAGGGCGTTATACATTTCCCACCCTGCTGGCGCTATATTTGCTCATGCGGCGCGCCCGCTCCTGTCCGGCTTCGTTGAAGTACGGAATGAGCTGAGTAAAGAAATCATCGTACAGCTCAATTCCAGGGACGATATCTCCAAATACCTTTTTGCATGTCCCAACTCCAAAAAGGCTGTCGATCTCATCCATGATGTTCTCATGCACCTTGCGCCACAGAGCGGCAGACGCCCTCATGTGCCCCTCGCTTCCCTTTTCATATCGATCGTCGATCTTCTCCGCCTCTGACGTTGCCGTGTTCGCTTGTTCTTGCACTCGGTCCACCATGGCGAAAAAGCGATCCGGGAAACTGTTGTCGCCGAAATCAAGGACGATGTACTCCCCGTTGTCATTGACCTCGATGCGCTTTGCGCTTGTCTTGACGCGAATGCCGGCCATTTATCGCTCCTCCTCTTCGAAAACGCCCCTGGAGGACGCCCCTTCGGTAAACGTTTTGGTCTCAGGTTCGAAAGTCCCCTTTATCCCGCTGCCTCTCCAGTTAATGGTATAACCGATGGACAGGGGGTCGGAGGCCGAGCCGCCATAACTGTCGATCTGTATAGAGACAGGCTGTCTGGTGGCTGCATAAGACCCACTTGTCTGTTTGCCAAACACGTCCACCAGGACCACATCGCTGTAAGCGTCAGAGCCGATTGGAAGCGTTTCCCGCATATCGTTCACAAAATCGAAAACGGGGTCTCCGGGCACCGCCTGAGCCGTCACGGGAGCGTTGGGCTGATACCCGGTCATGTCGGTATTGGCGACGTCTTCATGTATGTACTGATTGGTGCTGGTCTGGGGGTTATAAGCGATGGACAGCTCTGTCACGCCAGGGCCGATGATGCCATAGGTCGCATCTGCCTCTTTTGGCGTGGTATTCATAAACATTTTGAATGCGCTTCGTTTTTCTGCCATGATTTCCTCACTTTCTATGTGCCGACCTCATAGGTCATCCGCATGAATATTTGATGGTCCTCCCAACCGCGCTCCATTCTGGCGAACAAAGACGATCGAGCGGTCTGTTCAAGCTCCCGAACTTTTAGCCCATCCCCTATGTCCGGCTTTTGACTGCTGGCCCAATCTCCCAATGCGTTCAGCAATTCATCAGCCCCGAGCCGCAGAATTGTGGTGGAAGGGTTTACACGATAGACGATCTTGAACTGATACTCCGCTATATAAGAATCGTCTATGAACCGCTCTATGATGTACGTGCTTTGGACAAGAGACAACGCCATACATTCGAGTTCTGCGTTCATAAACTCGTAATCGACGCGAAAGATAGACAGCGGGATCTCCGGGAACGTGTTCAACCATTTCAATATCTTGCGGGATATCTGATCTTCCTCTTTGGCTATTACGAATTCCAAAGGCTTATCATCGGAACTCACGCTGCATCACCTCCCCCACTACTCGTCTCCACTTTGGAAGATTCTGAGCTTTAGACGCCTCGAACCAATGGGATTGCGCCTTGCTGTGGACCTTTTTCTTGATATCAAGGTCTCTTCCGCCTGGGTCTATCACTTTTGACGCCCCCTTTGGCGCCCACGTGCTGCCGGTGTCTGGGTCGATCATAAGTTTCCCGTAGTAGAGGAAGCGAGCATAAGGGCCTGGATAAATGATGGTTCCTTTATGCACTATTGTTCGATTTGAGAGGGATTTCGATCGCGCTGGGACATATGGCTCCGTGTCCTTCGCGATCTGGATCGATACGGCGTGCTCAGCTCCTGATCCAGCCCAAAAGATCTTTCTGTTGAGGCGTTCCATATCTTTTTTGAATTTTTGAGAATCTAACGTGAATTTGATCCCTGCCATCAATTTGCCCCCACTTCGAAATGCTGCATATCTGGACTCCCAAAATCTTTTTCATCGATTTTTGTGATGTCGTATACATGGTCGTACTTCATCTCGATGAAATCCATAGCTTTATCTGGCTCCACGGCCTCTCCCTTTACAAAAAAGGTGTTACCACTCACGCCAGGTTCTTTGCTGGTGATTGCAAGCGTCCAGAAGCCAGATTTGTCCTCCACACGCCAAAATTCGATGGGAGGTATGTACCGTTTTCGCTTCCCTGTGACAGCATTCACTGCCTCTACAGAGAACGGTATATAAAGAGTCGCCGCATCTGCTCCTACCAAACCGCTCTTCTGCACATTTATGGCTTTGCAAGCCTCGAGAAAGACTCCTCGTAAAATGGTAATGTGGTTTACGATCGTATCATCATAGTCTGGGCCATGGATGATCTCCACGTTGTACAACGTGATCGTATGGGGGAACATGGCAGGACGGCGGGCGTTTGCCCGGCGAGGGCAGTTCATTCGGTG